AGTCCTAAATCCTCTATTTTTGGCGAAAACAAGCGAACTGGCGCCAACTGGCCGTGCTCAGCCGAGACTGGAAACGACCACGCAAAGTGGTGGCTTATCGTTTGCTGGCGACATTGGGGATTTCTCAGAAAAGGTTCTCGAGGTCAAATTGCAGCCCTGGCAAATGCGCGTGCTTCATGGCCAAACAGAATTAGACGATGCTGGCAACTTTGTTAATCGTGTTTCGCTGGTGAGCGTTGCGCGACAGAACGGCAAGACCACAGCCATGGCTGCACTCATTGGCTGGTGGCTCTGTACCCAAGGCGGGCACCGTGGCAAACCTCAAACCGTCATCAGCTGCAGTCACCAACTCGACTTATCCACCGCGCTGTTCAAGTACCTAGCGCCCATTCTTGGGGCCAAGTTCAATGCCAAGATTTCGTGGTCATACGGACGCATGAACCTTGAGATGCCAGACGGCAGCACATGGCTGGTGCGCGCCGCTACGCCTCAAGCAGGCCACGGCTACTCAGCCGACCTCATTTGTGTTGACGAAGTATGGAGTGTTTCCGAGGCCGCAATAGATGAGGGTTTATTGCCGTCCCAGCGCGCAAGAAAAAACCCGCTCATGAGCATGTGGTCAACAAGCGGTACACCGGAAAGTAAAGCGTTACTACGCTGGCGCGAGCAAGGCATACGCGCTATAGATGCCGGCGACCACGGCCCGTTGTATTTCGCTGAGTTCAGCCCACCTAGCAACATTGACCCGATGACCCCAGAGGCTTGGGAATACGCAAACCCTGCTCTTGGGCACACGCTCGACATGTCAGTTATTAAGGCTGAAGCCAAGGCCCCAAACCGCAACGCATTTCTGCGCGGCTCGGTCAACACTTGGACTAGCTCACACTCGGGCTGGTTAGAAAACGGGCTCTGGGAAGCCTGCCTATTTGACGGCGAGGTACCTGCTGGTGGTGTCCTCGCTATTGAGCAGTCAATAGACGAGGCCAGATATGTGGCCGTGCGCGCTGTGCGCGTAGAAAACAAAACCGTGGTAACTACTGCATTTGACGTAGACAACATGGCCGAAATGTGGGCATGTGTTGACCGTGAAGTAGCCCGCGACCCGCAGCTGCGCATCGCCATAACACCAGTACTCGAGACTCACTGCCCGCCCAAGCATGAGCGCCGCCGCACCATTGTTGGCTACCGTGAACTGCTGAAGTGGACGCTTGCCGTACGTTCGCTGATTGTAGAAAACCGCATTGGGCAGACTGGTGAGAAACTACTTGCTGAACATGTCGAGCGCGCCGTCATGATTAAACACCAAGGCAGCGTGGCTCTCAGCTCTACCCGTTCGCCTGGTCCCATTGAGTTAGCGCGCTGCATGGTATGGGCCGCTGCTCTTGAGTCGCGCCCAAGTTCTGCCGGCAAGCCTTTACTAGTTATCAGCAGGTAGTACACTCTTGGTTGGACGGCCTCGCATTTCGTCGGGATTTGCGAGGTTATCCACAATTCGGCTCACAAGAAATGGCACAATATCCACATGGCTATATTTGGCAAAAACAAAAGTGCTGCTATGGGGGCAAGTGTTGACCCAGAGATTAAAGCAGCCGTAGGTTTTGCTAATACGCCTGGCATTTCTAACAACCCTGTAAACAACTTTTTTAACTATGTTGAGGGCGAGCGCCGAGGCGCGGCCATGCAGTTGGCTACCGTTTCCCGTGCTCGAGACTTGCTGGCCTCAGTTATCAGTTGCATGCCGTTGAAAATGTACGGCGAAATGTGGGACGAAACCGAGGGCGAAATGGAAGAAATACCATTAGCGCCACGGTCATGGTTACGCCAGCCCGACCCGAGCGTTACGTATAACTTCCTCATGGCTTGGACGCTCGATGACCTTCTGTTCTACGGGAAAGCCTACTGGTACATATCCGAGCGCTCTGCTGACGGTTTCCCTAGCAAGTTCAAGCGCCTACCAGTTGGCAGCATTACCCTTGGCGACACAGTAAGCACCGTACCTTTTGGACCATCGCAAGACATTTACTTTGCCGGCAACCCGATGAACGCCAACGACATTGTGCAATTTCTTTCGCCCATTCAAGGCATCGTCTACTCGAGCCAACAAACCATCGCAACGGCCTTGAAGATTGAAGACAGCCGCTACACCTATGCGCGCTCGAGTATCCCGTCCGGCGTACTTAAACAAACTGGTGGCGAGCCTCTTAGCGCCCAAGAATTAGCAGACCTTGCAGCTGCTTTTAACCAAGCCCGCTTAACTAATCAGACCGCCGCGCTTAACGAGTACCTGACCTATGAAGCCTCTACAGCGACGCCAGATAAAATGCTTATGATTGAAAGTGCGCAGTACAGCGCGCTCGACTTGGCGCGTCTGTGTGGCGTCCCGCCATATCTTGTCGGCGTTTCTACTGGTGCTTACGCATACACAAGCTCTGAGCAGTCGCGCGCTGACCTTTACATCTTTGGCGTAAAACCTTACGCGGATTGCATCGCCAGCACATTGAGTATGAACAACGTTCTGCCAAGAGGCACCTATGTAAAGTTTGATTCCGAGTCCTACCTGGGCGAAAACTACGTAGCCGACGCAATGCCCGAAAACCAGCCACAAGAAAACACACAAGAGGAAATGGCATCATGATTAGATTAACCACCAGCACTTTTAGTGTTGACGCAGCAGCCGCAGACGGCACACCAAAGCGCACAATTACCGGCATCGCACTGCCATACAACACTACGGCCACTGTCTCTGGTGGGCAGGAAGTTTCCTTTTTGCCAGGCTCTTTGCCAGTTGAGGGCAAAGCCCCCAAGCTCTACATGAGCCATGACTCAACCCAAGCCATTGGTTTAGTGACCGAGCGCACCGCAGACGACACCGCAATGTATTTCACCGCCAAAGTATCCACTACCGCCCTTGGCGATGAAGCGCTAGTACTCGCAGCTGACGGCGTGCTCGACTCTGTAAGCGTTGGCGTTAACCCAACAAACTTCAAGTTTGACGAAGACGGCGTAATGATTATTGCCGCCGCTGATTGGCTTGAGTTGTCACTAGTCCCCCAGCCCGCATTTGCCGGTGCCACAATTACCGATGTGGCAGCAAGTATCCACCAAGAACCCGAAACAACCGATATAGACTTATCCACAGACGAACCTTTAGTAGAGGAAGTAACCGAAATGTCAGAACCAGTAGCCCCAGAAGTTATCGAGGCCTCAGCACCAGTTTTTGCTACCGCTAAGCGCGAACCACGTTTGCCAAGCGCTGGCGAGTTTGTCGCAGCAATGCACAAAGGCGGCGAAGTAGCCGCAGCTGCACAACGCATTTTTTCTGAGTACCGCGCATTCCACAAGTCGCCTATTGAGGCCGCTGCTGGCGACAACGTGCTCTCGAATGACGCAGGCCTGGTGCCGGTTCCTATCTTGGGTCCTGTGTTCGCGGATATTAACTACATTGCCCCAGTGTTGAGCGCACTTGGGACTAGGGCGATGCCGAACAGTGGCGCTGGCGCAACGTTCATTCGCCCAACATGGACCACTCACCCAACCGTGGCAGAACAGACAACAGAACTCACCGCAGTATCAGCAACAACCGCTGTGATTGCAGCAAATTCGGTGGTGAAAAAAACTTTTGCTGGCAGCGCCCAGTTGTCCTACCAGGTATTGGACTTCACAGACCCTGCAGCAATGCAAATTATTGTGCAAGACCTCGCAGGCCAGTACCTCACCGCCATCGACAATTTCGCTGCAGACAACTTGCTTGCAGCTGCAACTTCAGCCGGCGTCTGGGACCTCTCAGTTACTGACCTTATGAAGTCAATTTACGATGCAGCAGTCGTTACTAGTGCAGCAACCAACTACTTGCCAACCCACATTTTCGTAGACCCAGCAACATGGGCACTCATGGGCCAGCTCGTAGACACCACCAACCGCCCAATTTTCCCAAGCATCGGCGCACCAGGCTTGAACGGTCAGAACAGCCTTGGTGCTGGTCAGGCAACTTCATGGTCCGGTATGAACCCACTTGGTTTGCAAATTGTCGTGGACAACAAGTTTGCTGCCAAGACAATGGTGATTATGAACCAGAACGCATTTGAGATTTACCGCCAAGACCGCGGCATGCTCACCGTTGAAGTTCCAAACACATTGGGTCGCCAAATGAGCGTGTTTGGTTATGCAGCAACATTCGCTGCTAACGCCAACATGATTCAGAAAATTACTCAGGCTTAACCCGAAAGGCGGGCTACCGCCATGGCGGTTTACTCAGTAACCCACAAATCGTTACTCGACAACTACGCAGTCTTACAACTGCTCACCAGCAACGAAATTGCTGTAGGTCAAAGCATCACAGTGGCGGCCGTTGACGCAACATTCAACGGCACGTACACCGTGTACGCATTGCCAGAGTATTTGTATATCGGCACTGACGCTGAGGGCGATTTGGTTTATGACTACAACGTAGCCATACAAAACCAAGTGCTTTACGCGCGCTCTGGCACGGACTTAACGCGCACAGCTGCTACCGGCACAGTCACGTACACCCAAACGTGTACATGGATTACCGCCGCGCAAATTGAGGACTGGCTCGGCATCGGCACGGCCTCAAGTCTTGACACGGCATTCTTGACTCAGTGCGCTTCAGCTGCAAACGCATTCTGTTACCGCCGACGTCAAGAGGCTGGTTATGTTGACTCTTTAACTACCGTGCCAAGTGGTGACGTAGCCTTAGGTTCGATTCAATATGGTGGAATGTTATATAGGCAGCGTGGCAGCATTGACCAATTTTCTAGTTTTGGAGATGGCGGCGCGGTATCCGTTACGGGCCTTTCAGGCGTCATCAAACAGTTGCTTGGCATAGACAGACCGCAGGTGGCATAACTCATGCCTGTGGCCTTTACAGACCTGTTTAATGAAGCCCTAGACGACCTCACAGCCACCCTCACGGCAGTTAGCGGTTTGCAGGTAGTCAACGACCCACGCAACCTGGTACCGCCATGCGCATTCATTGACGCCCCCACATTCGAGGCGTTTAACTACAACATTGTAAAAATGATATTTCCTGTGCGCGTCATCACCCTTGGGCCGAACAACCTCGACGCGCAACGCTCACTACTAAACCTCGCCAGCAAAGTATTGGCGGCTAATGTAGGACTCACGGACGGACGGCCAACCATCGCCATGATAGGCGGCGCGGACTATCCGGCATACGATTTAACAATTACAATGCAAGCACAGACAGCGTGAAAGGCTAACTATGTTTAAGATTTCAAGTGAGCGTCTAGGCAAAATTGGCGATTTCTTTGACGCTGCAGCTGCCGAAAAAGACGGCGTAAACGTGCTGGCACTCATTGCCGGCGGTTTCCTTAGCGAAACGTCCACCAAAACCGACCCGAAACCTGCTAAAACAGAACAAGAACCAAGCGAGGATTAAACACCATGGCAACTAGCACCTATCTTTCTAACCCAGTAGTCACTATCAACGCTGTTGATTTGACCGACCAGGCGACCAGCGCAGTATTTACTCGCGTCATTGAAGCGCTCGAGTCCACTGCATTTGGTTCAACCTCACGCGTTTACACCTCGGGCCTGTCTAACAACTCGCTGACCGTCACGCTGTACAACTCTTACGCATTGACCGAAACATACGCCACTTTGTCGGCTTTGGTAGGTACACAAACCACCGTAAAAATTAAGCCAACCACTGGCGCTGCCTCAGCTACAAACCCAGAGCACACCCTTACTGGTGCGTACTTGGAAACGTTGCCATTGGTTAACGGTCAACTTGGCGCACTCGATACGATTGACATTACTTTTACTGGTGGCGTTTACAGCGTCGCCGTCGCGTAACAAACCTCAACCCGAAAGGTAGCCCGACATGCAACTACGGCTAAAAGTACAACGCAAAAACGAGAACGCCTACGAGGTTGTCACTAGCCTCGCGGTCATTGTCGCATGGGAACGGCGCTTTAAGCGTCGCGCCAGTGACCTAGGCGCAGGTGTCGGCATGGAAGATTTAGCCTTTATGGCTTACGACGCCAGCCAACGCGCAAACATTGTGGTACCAGCCACACTTGATTTGTTCATCAACGACATTGAGCTGCTCGAGGTCGTAGACAGTGAGTCACAAAGTTTTACCGAGCCGGCACCGTCCGGCGACAACTAGCCGAACTGTTATTGCACACGGGCTGGTGGCCCCCAAGTGTAGACTTTGAGTTACCAGACTTAGCCACCGTTATAGACATTCTAGAAAGGCAGCGTAAAGAAAATGCCCGCCACCGCTAGTTATCAGGTCTACGGCATTCAAGAGGCGCTCGCTGAGATAAACAAAGTAGACCGCCTTTTACGCCGGCAGATAACCAAAGATATTCAGGCTGGTGCTGGTACTCGACTTGTCACTGCTGCACGTTCGTTTATTCCTACCAAGACGCCGCTTTCGCGCATGGTTAATGGCAACATGATTAAGGGCCGCGACGGCACGGGCTGGTCACGCACCCGTGTCGTGGCTGGCATTCGCACTGTTGTTGGTAAACGTGGCCAGCGTGCACGTACTGTGAGGTTCTCTAACGGCCGTACAGCCGATTTTAACGCGACGCAATACCAACTGCTTGTATTGCAGCAACGTGACGCTGCCGGCGCTATCTGGGACCATGCAGGTATTCGAGGCGGCGGCCAGTTTGTCACTAACCTTTTGGCTGAGGGCGAACACGTCGGGCCAGCAGCTGCGCCACGCGCTTTGGAACCTGCAGCCCAAAGCGTATTACCTGCTGTCGAGGACGAAGTAAGCAAGATAGTTGAGCGAGTAATGACTATCGTTAATCGTAATCTTGTACAAACTAGGACGCGCTAACCATGGCTATTAACATTCCGATTATCTCAAGCCTGAATACCAAAGGTTTTGACAGCGCCAAGAAAGAGTTTCAAAGCCTGCAAGGTTTTGGTGCCAAGAGCGGGTTTCTACTCAAAAACGCTATGGTGCCTGCTGCTGGTGCCGTCACCGCATTGGCTGGCGGTTTGGCTATGGCCGCTAAAGCCGCTATCGCAGATGAGCAAAGCACCAAACTTTTAGAAACACAGCTGCGCGCAACGCTCGGACCTAACCAGGCTCTTGCCGACTCAATGGCTGATTTTGTTGACCAGACACAGTTAGCAACTGGCGTAGCAGACGATGAGCTACGGCCAGCACTTGCCGGCTTAGTACGTTTCACTGGCGATGCCACCAAGGCACAAGAGTTACTTACGCTCAGTATTGACGCCTCAAAAGCAACTGGTAAGGATTTAGCCCAAGTTTCTACCGCCATTGGCAAAGCATATGACGGCAACTTCACGGCACTAAAAAAGTTGGGCGTACCGCTCGATGAGAACATTATTAAAACAAAAGACTTTAAGGCAGCCCAAGAAGCACTCACCGCACAGTTTGGTGGCGCAGCCGCAGCCAACGCCAACACATACGCCGGCCGTCTAGCGATACTCAAAATACGTTTTGACGAAATGGTAGAAAGCATCGGTTACAAGGTGCTACCTATCCTTGGCAAACTATTAGACGAGGTAGACAAGCTCATAACCATTATGGACGAGCGCGGTCTAGGCGGCGTCATAGGTGAACTAGGTAGCCGTCTACGCCGTTTTGTAGACCCAGCCCAAGCAGTACTCGACGTACTACAAAAGAACACAAAACAAACCGATGGCTTTGGCGCGAAACTTAAGCAAATTGGTTTTAACGTAGCCAACTTTGGCTCAAGCATTATCAACCTAGGCAGCGCAATAACGGGCAACAGTTTTCGCTTAGGCAAACTACAAACTGACCTCGACAAAACAAACGAGAGTTTGGCACTCGCATATTCCAACACTCGCGCATGGTCAGAAACCTTGCTGCAACTGGACCAAGACCAGAAACGCGCCAACTATCAAAAAGCCGTAGACATTGAACAACAACGCCTGGCAAACCTTGAAATTGCCAAGAGTACCGCCAGCACCAAAAAGGCTACAGACGCCGCTAAAAAGGCTGCAGACGCAACCGCTAAACATACTGAGTCAGTGCGCGCACTCAAAGAGGCATACGACAACGCAGTACAGACAGTTAAAGACAAGTTCAGCCCAGCGCTCATGCGCGCCAATGAGCAACTCTCAAAGGCCACAGAGAACTACAACAACTTCTACAACGCCACCGCTGACGTGGTGCGCGGCATATTCAATGTTGGTGAAGCATGGACTACCGCAGCTGACAGCGAGGGCGCAAAGTCATTCTTTGGTGTACTCGATGAGCAAGCCACCAAGGCTGGCCAACTAGCCGCCGGCATAGAAAACCTTATTGCTGCCGGCTTAGATGACCCAGAACTACTCAAGTCAATTCTTGACTCTGGCGCTGACGTAGGACTTGAGATTATTAAAGGCTTGCTTGCTGGCGGTAAAGCGTCAATAGACCGTCTGCTTGGCATTTCTACAACCATTAACGCAGCTGCGGACCGTATTGCCAAACTGACGGCGGACAAGTGGTTTAAGTCTGGTGTTGACCAGGCACAGAAAATTGTTGAGGGCGTTAACAGCGTTATTGCTGACACCGAGTTTTTACTGAAGTTTGCTATTGACCCTGAAAGCGTCGCGGCCATTGGTGCACAGTTAGATGCGAGCCTTGGCACCGTGTTTGGTGGCGGCGCGGCCCCAGCACCTACCACTAACCCGTTTGGTGGCGTACTCGGCAGCATCAACACCAGCACAAATGCCGACATGTCACGGTTTGGCGGCGGCAATGTTTCTACGTCGAGCGTAACTATTAACGTCAACGGCGGCGACCCCAACGCAGTAGTAAGCGCACTACGCACCTACATGAGACAAAACGGCAGCGTGCCAATCAAAGTAAGCAACATTTACTAATGGCTGTAGTTAACTTCCAAGTCGAGTACGGCGCGACTTACGCCACATTGTCAACCGTTGCAACAAACGTGCAAAACGTTCAGCTGTCATTCGGCCGGCAACAACCACTTTCGCAATACAACGCCGACCTAGCCAACATCACCATGCGATACCCAAACGGGTACGCCTCACCAAACGCGCTCTGGGTCACCGGCACATGGATACGCATAAGTGCGCGACTAGACCCAACGGCTGCATTTGAGCAGTTATGGGTAGGTCGCATAGCCGACGTAGAAGTGCAATACGGCATACCGTACGCGGGCAGCGTAGGCAACGCCGACTACGTGACCTTGAGTTGTGAGGGATACTTTGCCAACTTTGGGCGACTCGAGGGCGCAGGCTACGCAATGCCGGCAGGAACCATTACTTACCAATGCGCACAAGCTTTAGCCCAAACAGGTTTAGACGTCTCACCGCTGTACACGGCTACTACACCATTCCCAGCAACAACCGTTAACGGCACTTGGGGCGACTGGATAAACCGCGTAGTGCTCACCCTAAACGGCAAACTTTTAGACACAGGCACCGGCATAGCAATTACTAACGCCTACTACAAATACATCAGCACCGTGGCGTTTTCTGACACCACAAACGATTTGACTAACCACTGCTATGAGCAGCTCGCATTCAGCAGCCTTGCCGATAACTGGTACACCCAAGTAACAGTAGACCCAGAGTCATACGGCTCGGCGACCGTGCAAACTGGCAGCGCGCCATACAGAACCTATTTGGTCAACACGTTAAACAACTCAACAAGCCAAGCAACTGACTACGCCAACTATTTGCTTTCTACTTACAAAACGCAGTCTTTGCGCATTTTTGCTATTACCTGCAACTTGAATGCTCAGATAGGCAACGCCCCATTTTTTGGGCAAACGTCACCAGGCGGCCAAGTGCCAGTCATTTTCCGCGGCACAACATACCAATGCGTAATCGAGGGTGGCTCATACTCTGCAACGCCTGGCAGCGCCACAGCCACGTTCTATTTGAGCGCGCAGGACTTAAACAACTATCTAACGCTCAATGATGCCGTTTATGGCAAACTAGATAACAACAAATTGGGGTACTAAATGGCTATCAAAACATTTACCACTGGCGAAGTGTTGACTTCATCGGACACAAACACCTACTTAAACAATGGCGGACTTGTTTATATCAACGAGGTTACTTACACAGGCTCGACGTCTGCAAGCGTCACCGCCCAAATACTTGGCTGTTTTTCTGCCACTTATCAGAATTACAAAATAGTTATCACCCACACAGGCAGTGCCTCTACTACGTTTAGTTTTCGCATGATTAGTGGCACGAATACCGTAGATTCTGGCACCAACTATTTTGGTTACGGTCTCTCATTTTCAGGAAGCGCAACAGACCAGGGCGCGGCAAGTGCCACGTCTCAAAAATGTGGCGGGCATTCATCTGACAGCAACATTCCCAATGAAACCATCATTCATTTATCTAACCCCAATGTTGCAAAACGTACACAGGCGACTATCCACGCTTTTGACGCGTCAGGCCCTAACGTTTTGCTTTTGGGCACACAAGTAACAACTACAACCGTTTATACCGGCATTCAGTTAATCCCAGCATCGGGCAGCATTACGGGTTCTATGCGCGTTTATGGCTTTAGGCAGTCATGATTTGGCGCGTAAGTTTTGTGGCTGTCTTGTTTGCCAGCATTCTTGTGGCGTGTGGCGACCGTGAGCGCGTCAACTGCCCGCGCACCAAAAACAAGGCTTTACGCGCAGCTACCACCATTACCGTAGACACCGCCAGCCTTGGCAGCACTCGACTGGTTGAAAGCAAATGCCCGTAATACCGCCACCACGCCGACCCGAGCGTATGACCAGCGAGGAAATTAAAGCCCGCCTGATATTTATTGTGGCCTGCGCGTTGTCGTTCACTTTCGTGTTTGCCACCATGTCTCTTATCTACGGCCTACTTTTTGTGACTCAGCCGCTCGACGTCAGCGATAACGATAAAAGCGCATGGGCGACCCTGCAGCCGCTACTACTTTTTTTGACAGGTAGCCTCGCGGGTCTCTTAAGTGCAAACGGTCTCAAGTCAAAAGAAAAAGGCAAAGACGATGAAAAGCACTAAATACACCGTGACCACCACCGCGCAAATAGTGGTGCCAGCCAAAAACTTCAACCGTGAGGTATACACCCACGTTATTGGCAATGCCATTGTCTACCTTGGCGACTCAACCGTGACCATTGCGACCGGCACACCAACCGAAAAACACACCACCCCATTTAGCGTTTTCGTCCCAGCTGGTGAAACCGTCTATGCAGTAGTCGAGTCAGCGACAGACGATTTGCGCGTACTGGACTGGTCAATCTGATGTACACCACCATGAAAATTAAAATGCCCAAAGACTTAGCCGGCCACAAAAACGGGCAACTACCAGACGAACTACTAGCACCAGTACCAGGCGGCAAACTACACAAGAGCGCGGTACGCAGCTACAAACACATGCTGAACGCAGCCAAAGCTGCCGGCGTAGAACTCAAACCCACCTCGAGCGTTGACACCTACAGGCCCTACAGCATTCAATACAACGCATTCATGCAGCGCTACTCACCCAAACCCACAGACGACACCAGAGGCATCACCCGCACATTTGAGGGCGCAACTTGGTACCTAAAAAAGGGTATGGCACCATGCGCGGCACCCGACCCCACAGGCGTTAAAGGCTCAAACCACGGCTGGGGACTTGCAGTAGATTTCGCTAACTGCTCTGGCAAAACCTTTAACTGGCTCATCAAAAACGCCAACCGTTTCGGCTGGTACATCGGTACAGGCGACCCAAGCAAACCAGGCTTTGAGTCATGGCATTGGGAATACGTGCTAGGCAACGTGTGGGCGCCACCCGCCGAAACCGTTACACCATAAGGCTTACAGCCCAAAGACGCGCAAACACTCAATAAGCCCATTAGGGTTTTTACCTATCCCGACGAAAGGCAGAAACCATGAAACGACTACTTGGCGTACTCGCCACAGCTGCACTACTGGTGCCGGCAACACAAACACAAGCAGCGGTAGAACCCGACTGCAGGCTCTACACCGCTTTAGCCCTCGAGGTTGGTTGGGACAAACGAGAAATACCACGCCTCATGCAAATATGTAAACGCGAGTCTAAAGGCTTTGCGCGGGCATGGAACCAGCGCGACCCATACACAGGCTCATACGGCCTTATGCAAATAAACGGCAGCAACAAAGGCTTTCTACAAGACGCCGGCATTGTGCGTAAAGCCATGACCGAACTCTGGGCACCACGCAAAAACCTTAAAGCAGCGCTAGCCCTTTTTAAGCGCCACGGCTGGTTGCCATGGAAAGGTAACAGCGCGCCAAAGTAATGTGCTATGTTGCACCCGTTAGTTATTTTCAACCCGACTAGAAAAGAGACAACATGGTAAACCCGACTGACCATTTAGACCAAGCACTAGCGAACTTGTGGGAGAACACTCGACCCAAAGCAACAGACGTGCTGATACGCAATTTGCGCGCTCACGCTTACTCTTATGCGATGGACGACCCGAAACTGTGCGAGGACCTACGCCAAGCCATTGGCCGCCTCGAGCACCCGAGCAGCCTTGAGCCAAAACAACAGAGCATTATTGACCGTCTAGATGACATTGTGCAAGAACTGCACGACCTAGGCCACACCCAATTAGGTGGCGAAACTGACCAACTGCTCATCGCTATTGACAACGCATTGCGAGGTTCTAAGTGAGAACTATTGCAGGCATTTTTGCGTTTGTTGGCGTTATGTCAGTGTTCACGCTGGTGACTTTGTGGGCCGCCGACTGGATACAGAACTATGACGAAAGCGGCAGGTACGAGTAATGGCTTTTGACCTTTCAGAATACGTAGACGTCAAGACCCGTCTTAAGCAGGCACTCGCGCTGTACCCGCAGCTGCGCATCGTTGAGCACCGCCCAGAAATAACCCAAGTGGGCGACCAATTGTTTATCGAGTGCTCAGTAACCGTGAGCCGTGACCCTGACGACCCGATACCCGTAACCGCGTACGTCTTTGAGCCGTACCCTGGCAAGACCAGTTTTACGCGCAACGCTGAGCAAATGAATGGGGCCACGAGCGTTTTGGGGCGCGCGTTGGGCTACATGGGCCTAGGTATTGACAAGTCAATCGCCAGCAGTAACGAGCTACTCGGACGTCAAGAGGCAGCAGAGGACCGCACAAAGGTAGTGAGCATTGCGCGACCAACACCCGTGCTCGACAGCCCACGCGAAACGCCAACCTCAATCATGGGGCCACGGTCTAAGCAAATAGGCGAGGCGCGGCTAACGGCCCGCGAACAAACCGAGGCAAGCCAAACCAGCAACACTGGCGGCGCGACCGCTAACCAAATTAAAATGCTTACCCAAATGTGCGCTGAACGTGGGCTAGATTTTGACCCTGCAGCACCCATGACGTACAGCGAGGCTAAAGAAATGTTCTTATCCATTAAGCCAATACCCAAGGTGAAATGATGAGCAACTACGACGACATGCCGGCAGAACAAGCAGTATGGGCGTACTCGAGCATGCTGCATGACTCACGCCAAGAGCGCGACAGCCTACGCCGTGAGCTAAACATAGTGATAACCCAACTCACTGACCTGCAAACCGATTACCAGCGTCTAGCAGGCGAATACGAGCGCATAGCGCGTGCCGTGTTCTGCCCAGACTGTGCAGAAAAAATGGCGACCGATGCCAAATAGTTACACCGGCATGACCGAGGCCGCATTCTTAAAGCAAGTGTGCGCGGTAGCCAAACTGCGCGGCTGGTTGATTTACCACGCCAAACCAGCACAAGTAGGCGAACGATGGGCCACCCATTTTCAAGGCGATGCCGGCTTTCCTGACCTAGTGCTTAGCCACCCAACTGGCGGCCTGGTGTTTGCAGAGTTAAAGGCTGGACGCAACAAACAATCCGACGCACAGCTGCGCTGGCAGAGATACCTGCTTGAGGCAGACTACGAATGCTATTGCTGGTACCCAAAAGACCTAGACGCTGTAATAGCGCGACTGAGCGACATATGAGCAAAGTACTAGTAACACTCGACTACGAGGAACTGGAATACTGCGCGCATGCCGGCGTAAACCGCCAGATACGTGCACTACAAAAGAACCGCGTAAGCCCCACAAAAGACCTGGACTATGCCAAGCAGAACTACTGGTCAAGCCACATAACTGGCGTCATTGGCGAGTACGCAGTATCTAAAGCATTAGGCGAACATTGGGTAGACCTAGGGCAAGACCGTGGCGGCTTTGACGTCCTGAGTTACCAGGTGCGCGCGACAGAACAAACCAAACCAATGCTGAGAGTACGTGCCCATAACAACTTTGAGCACATGTACATACTTGCCCAAGTACGCAAAAACAGGGTCTTGATACATGGTTGGGCTAGCGGTCATGACGTTAAACAATTTGGCATACTCGAGTACGAGAACTGCTGGTCATTACATGCAGACGGCCTCAACGACATGTCACTTTTAATTCACCCAATTATCTACACATCGCAAGTAACCGAGTGGGAAGCACCAGATTACCAATGAGCAACATCGCAAAACCTCGCCTGACTGAAGCAGACCGCCAAGAGCTGCGCGCATTGTTCAGCCAACTCGCTGAAATACAGGCCGACGCAATCCTCGAGGAACTCACAGAGCAACCTCACCAAGCCAACGCACTAAAGCAAGACCTATGGGGCTTAGAGGCGCGTCTAGCAGACATACACGCCGTCGCTAACCCATAGCCATGCCGGCACAACTGAATAACACTCATGGCCACGTACGGGTTTGCACTGTGCTGGTAACACACGGGAACGTGGGTAGAGCACCATGTCTATGAACTGGTGTGCAGCGTCCAAACGTCACAAATGCGTATGGTGTCCGTCCTTGACTATGAAACATTCCGGCAGCCACAGCTACTTGCTGAAAGTGTGGGGGGACGTAGTGCACAAGACTCAACAACAAGCCAGACAACAAGCCACGCAGTGGCGCGTTAGCACAAGCGATAGCGCGTGAGAAAGAACAACCAACATGACAACAACACACAACGGCAAACAACGAGCCACCAGCGAGTTCAAGCGCAACAGAGCCAAACTACTGGCCGATGACCCGCCATGCCATTGGTGCGGAATAGCGCGAGCAACCGAAGCAGACCACCTACTCGAGAGCGATGCCGGCGGGACTAATGACATCAACAATCTGGTGCCGGCCTGCAAGCCATGCAATGCGCGGCGAGGTCAGGCCTACCGCGTACGCAAAGAGCGCGAAAACAACGGCGTACTAGAGATAAACACTCAGAGCGTTTTTTATGGAGAGCAACAGAAGCC